AGACCGGTACAGCCGCTCAGATACAGACTGCCGCCAACGGTCAGCCCATCCGGCAAACTCGTCAGACCGGTACAGCCGCTCAGATACAGACTGCCGCCAACGGTCAGCCCCTCCGGCAGACTCGTCAGACCGGTGCAGTCGACCAGATACAGACTGCCATTATTGGCCGCCATCATTTCAGATGCTTTTTGCAATGTCAATTCCATAGGTTCACCCCTTTTCATGTTGGCGGAGCCCCGGAATCGAACCGGTGCATCAGCGGGTGACTAACTCCCGCCGATCGAACCTTTCCCCGCGTAGTGGGCGTCTCCCCACGCTGCAGCTCGGCCGCAGCGCACATCCCGTCAACGGACGCCCAGGGACGTTGAGAAGAAACAAGAGGAAGGACCCGGCAGTCATGTCAGCTCTGCCGGTGGCACGGACGGCTGGATTCGAACCAGCGCGTTTGGGCTCAAAGGCCGATGCCTTCACCGCTTGGCGACGTCCGTATGTCTACAGCTTCTGCTACACATTGCTGGCCAGCGTCAGCATGACCAACAGTGCCACGGCGATGCAGGATATTACAATGTTCACATCCTGCATCATCTCGGTGCGCCGCCGCTCTTTCCGCAGCTCCTGGCGCAGGTACTTGATATATTCGATCTGATCCATCACTTGGCCTCCTCCGGTTCTTTCAGCTTCTCATCAATTTCCGCCTCGATCTCTTCCTGCACCGGCGTCTGGCCGCGGTAGATCCAAACCTGTGTCAAATACTCCACGCACAGCCAGCGCAGCAGGTCTGCCGTTTTGATCCATTTTAAAGCGATCCGCGCCATGATAAAAATCAAAACCAGTACAAAGAAATACAATGCCTCACCGTAATAGTTCATAAGGGTTCGCCCTCCTTCTTCCGCCGCTTCTTTGCATCATACTGCCGCTGATACGCCAGTTTCTCGTCCCGGTGCAGCCAGTAGTAGCTGCGCTTCTCGGCCTTCCGCGCATCCTGCCGTTCCAGATCGGCGCGCCGTTCCGGATCCATCACCTGCCGCCGGGCAAACTTGTCAAGCTCCCGGGACATCCGCTTTTCCGCGCTGGTGATTCGGAACCGCTGCTCCACGATAGCGTCAAACGCCGCCAGCTGAGCCAGTTCAGCCGCTGTAAACAGCGCCATCAAACCACCCCTTCCGTCAATGTCTCGATTTCCTCCGGCTCTTCCATGGCGGCCAGCAGCGTGGGGGACAGCAGCCCCTCCGCTCTGGCACGTACTTCGAAATCCGCCAAAAACTGCCGTGCGCCGGGCTGTGACAGGAAGCGATTGCAGATCAACCAGACATCCATAGCCACACTCCGCTGCTTCCACCGCGGCAGCCGCTCAAACTGCACGTTGCAATTGTCCACCTGACACAGCCTCCTTTCGGCGTTTCTTATCAGCCAGTGCTTCGTTTTTGCTCAGTTGAAAGCGATTCACCACAGGTTCCGCTATAGTCAGAGCAGCACTTTGTCGGGCACGGGAGGTCGTAGTGGCTGTCTCTCATGCAGCAAACGGCGCTGCTGCAGTCACATGATCCGCACAGGCAGTACGCGGGGCAGTTAGATCCTCTAAGCATTGTCATCCCTCCCTTCTTGCCAAATTTATTGCACCGGCTTGCCGGAAGATGCGGCGGAAGATCTTCCGGCTTCATAGGCCACGGCACACAAGCACATGATTTCTCTCTGCGCAGGGCTTAACGCATTGACCTTCTCCAGCACTCGGCTGATCGTTTCGAAATTAGGATTTTTCACAATATCAACTCCTTTTAGCAGGGGAACGAGTTTCTGGCGGCAGATGATTTGCAAATGACGCCAGATCTTTTCTGTGTTTATACAATACTACACAGAAAATATAATGTCAAGAGCTTTTTGTATTTTCTGTGTAGTTTTTTTGTTGACATATTCAACTGAGTGTTGTATTATGTGGTTGTCAAGGGGGTGATAAAATGAATGAACGGATAAAAGAACTCCGGAAAAGCCTCAATTTAACATTGGAAGCATTTGGAGCTAGAATTGGAATTACGCTGGCGGCTGTATCTAATATTGAAAAAGGCAGAAGCAACCCATCCAATCAAGTGATTATGGCAATCTGCAGGGAGTTTCGCGTCAGAGAAAGTTGGTTGCGCAATGGCGATGGCGAAATGACGGAGCAATTGGACGAGGACCAAGAGTTGGTTGAATTTATGACTAGCTTGTTGAATGATTGCCCGGACAGCTTCAGACGCCGGTTTATCACTGTCGTATCCAAACTGGATGAAAACGGATGGAATGTATTGGAACAGATTGCAAATCATCTTACCGGACAAGAGACTGACCCGTGAGGGCCAGTCTCTTGTTTATTTGCCTCGTCCAAACAAGAGCCCTTTCACGAACCGGTAAATTAAATCCATTTGCCTCGAAGAGGCATCTTCCAGCATATCAATAATAATCTTCTTCAGAATGTCGCGCATGGCTGCAACTCCTCTCGTTTTTGCTTGCGTTTTAAACTCCTACATGTTATACTAGGCAAAACTATTTCTTTTTTTGAGGTGGAATATAGATCCTGGTTGGCGCGGATGCCTGCTCAGACAGCCATGCTATTATTGCTGCCCGCCTTGCCGGGCTGATCATTCGGAACAGACGGACGGCTTCTTCCTCTAACGGTGTCAGTTTGCTGTTTTGAAGGACATCCTGCGCCATAAAGATCCCTCCTTTGGTCTGCGTATCTGAGTGGGTCAGATCGTGGTTAAAGCATACGCGATTCATGCATGAATCGCCATATCACGCATGATGAAGTTGGATTCATATACGATAAACTTTTTGCAATCAAATCTGATCAGTTTCTCATCATGATTAATAATTTTTGATCAAAAATGAATATTTAAAGGGGAGGTTGCCGCCTATGATGGCTGTGAGACTGCGAAATCGCATGGAAATGTTGGGTTTTACAAACCAAACGCTTGCCGATAAGTCAGGCATCCCGCTGGCGACCGTAAACCGGATCGTCGCCGGACAAACGGAAAATCCGAATGTACAAACGCTTACGGCACTTGCAACGGCGTTAGATATCACAATGGATGAGATTGTTGGTCTGATGATACGCTCTGAGACGCCAGTCCAACCGAGCCCTGTTGTCAACATGTATGAAAACATGACGCAGACACTGCAAGCGGTTCACCGCTCCGGCGTACAAGAACTAAAAGCTGCACATGCGGACGAAATCCGCAGGATAGAAATGCGGCATCGGGAAGAAATACAAGCGTTGAGTGTTCAGCACCAAAAAGCATTAGAGGCGTTGGATGCAAAACATTTTTCTGTGGTAAATCGGATGGAAAATCAGTACAAGGACGCTGGAGCAGCAAAAGATCGCTGGATAGCCAGGCAGTTTTGGCTTCGAATTGTAATGACGGGGGTAATTATCCTTGTGCTGGTCTGGGCACTGATTCTCGAGATGCAAACCAGCGACGTTGGCCTGATCAGATGGTAGACGCGGGACGAAAAGGACGTGTTGAGGCAATGATCGGACAATATTTCATGGATAGACAGAAACACGGGCTTAAATTCAAGGAGATTGTTCAGCATGAAAAAAGTATGGATAGCGGGCATGGCGATAGCGATTTGCTTGCAAATCAGTGGTTGTACGGCTGTCGCGTTCATGCGGGCCGCAACCAGCGACGAGAGATTTAATAATAGAGACGCCACGACGAGTACTGTTCAGGCGGACGAGGGTGGCGTTTTGCATTCAGGGCGCAACGATCAATCGATGTATCCATCGATTGTATATGATCGGGATCTTGGTAGCGGGCACTATACAGTGGGAATTGATATCCCTGCCGGGAAATATGATTTGACCGCAGTCAGCGGAGGAGGAAATGTTTACTCGTCAAATGCCTATAATGGTGGAATTAATGCCATTATGGGAGTCACCGAAAAAAACGCCAATGGCATCAATATATACCAGCAAACATACGCCAACATCATGCTCCCGCGTGGCGCAGTGCTCAGCATTTCTGGCGTTACAATCAACCTTTACTGCGATGAGGCCAGCGGAGAGCCGTTGGATCAAAGAGAACAGGTTGGCGTAGTTGAGATAGAACTGAGCAATGGGTACTTCACCGCTGGCGATGATTTTAAATCTGGGACATATGATATCATTGCCGTCGCTGGTGGCGGGAACGTTAGTTCAAGCAATATCTACGATGGCGGGATAAACGCAGTTATCGGTGTTGAGGAATTGAATGCCAATGGTATCGACATATACGAGCAAATATACCGGAATATTCACCTGCCTAACGGCACCATACTTGATGTTGACGGTGTGACTATCAGACTTGTGCCGAGCAACTAAGGGTGTCCAAACTGGACACCATGGAGGGATGCATATGCAGACAGCAGTCATATACGCCCGGTACTCCAGCAGCGCACAGCGGGATGTGTCCATCGATCAGCAGGTGGCCGCCTGCCGCCGCTATGCAGAGGGCCTTGGTTTGGAGGTTCTGAGGGTCTACGAGGATCGCGCCCTCACCGGCCGCACCGATGCCCGTCCCGGGTTCCAGATGATGATTCGGGATGCGGCAAAGGCCGACTGGGAATATGTCGTGGTCTATGCGCTGGATCGATTCGCCCGTGATCGCTACGACAGCGTTGTGTACAAGCGTAAACTCAAGGACCACGGTGTCCGTGTCATTTCGGCCATGGAACATATCACCGATGATCCCACCGGTGTGCTGATGGAGTCCATTCTGGAGGGCTTTGCCGAGTACTATTCCAAGGAACTGGCGCAGAAAACGCAGCGCGGTATGCTGGACAATGCCAGAAAATGCATGGTCAACGGCGTTCTTCCTGTGGGCTATAAAAAAGCCCCCGATGGCAGATATGCCATCGAGGAAGCGGAGGCGGAGCTGATTCGGGAGATTTACCGCCGCGTCTCGGACGGAGAAACCGTCACGGAGCTGCTGGCGGATTTTGCCCGGCGAGAGCTGCGGACACGCCGCGGCACACCATGGACGAGGAACATCATGTACAAGGCGCTGAGCAACGAACGCTATACAGGCATGTATATTTACGGCGATATCCGCATTGAGGGAGGCGTCCCGGAGATCATCCCCCGGGAACTGTTCGACGCCGTGCAGCTGTGCCTGGGCGCAAAAAAGAATCCAAAAAAGATCAACGGCGTCCCGCAGCGACGCAGGCAGGAAAACGGCACATACCTGCTCACCGGCAAGCTCTACTGCGGCGACTGCAAGTCACCCATGGTCGGCGTCTCCGGTTACAGCAAAAATAAATCGCCGTATTTTTACTACGCCTGCCAGACCCACCGGAAAGCCGCCGGCTGCGACCGCCCGGCCATCCGGCGGGAGTTCATCGAAAAGCTCATCGCAGAGGCCTTGCAGAAATACGTCCTCAACGATGAGACGATCATAGCCCTTGCCGATGCGCTGGTCGCCTATCAGGCCGAGCAGAACGGCAGTCTGGAGCTGCAGTCCCTGCAGGCGCAGCTGCGTGACGTGAACAAGAGCATCAACAACATCATGAAGGCCATCGAAAACGGCCTCTACGCTCCAACCATGCAGGCACGTCTGAACGCACTGGAGGCCGAGCAGCAGCAGCTCACAGCCCGGATCAGTCTGCTGCAGCCGAAGCAGCAGCACATCGTGTCAAAAAAGGACATCATCCTGATGCTCACCGCCTGCCGCCACGGCGACGTAGATGATCCTCTGTACCGCCAGATGCTGCTGGACAGCTTCCTGATCCGAGCCTACCTGTACGACGATCATTTGAAACTGCAATTCACCATCACCGAAGACCGCGAGGCCACCATAGACCACGCCCTGCCGGACAAAATCTTTCCAGAATCCGGCGCAGGAGAACCCTTGTGTTCGTATAACCCGCCGAGCGGGTCACCACCGCTCATTATACGAACAAAAACAGCCCAAATCGTCAGTTTCAGCGGTTTGTTCTGGCTGCAATGTGCGTATTGCAAAGATACCCGCACCTGCTAACAGGTGCGGGCTTTTGCTATTTTTTGACAATGCACTCGTAGTACAGCGCCGCCTTGTCGGGCATGGCGTCCTTGTCCATCAGGAACGCCTTGGTCAGCTCGGCCCAAAAATCAACGTTATTCACGCCGAATTTGTCAGCGACTTTGCTGTAGTCCGACCACATGGCGTTCATGATCGCGTAGAACGCTTCCGGTTCGCAATCGATCCCGCGCTGTTTCATGACCTGATTGGTCTGATCCATCGTCCAGTGTTCGCCGACACTGCCGTCCGCGTGCTTCATGCGTTTGACCCAGCCTCTTGCGGTCTCACGATCCAGGGGCTGCACATCAGAGCTGGCGTGTCCGGCCATTTTGCGTCCGCCACGGTGCTCCAGCTCGTCTCCGGATCTGTGCGTCGCGTCCATGCGATAGTTACTCTGGATCTCCGAGCCGCCGGAGAACCCAATCATGCGATTGCCGCCGCCATCATAACGATAGCCGGTATTGTAGCCATCATAGATGGGCGGCATTCTGTCCTCCGGATCATCGCCATACGCACCGCGAGGGGCGTACCGACCGTTGTCGTAGTGCTCACGGCCTCTACGATCCCGGAACCGGTCTTCCGGCTCCATGTCGTAGCCGCCGCCTCTGGGCGCATAGCGTCCGTTGTCGTACCGTTCCCGGCCTCTGCCGTCACGGAAGCGGCCTTCCGGCTCACCTCCGTACCCACCAACGAATTCCGCGTTGCCGCGGTATTCCATGGTGCCGCGGTACGCACCGCCGCGCTCACGCTTTGCGCTCTGAATCATCATCATTTTGGTGTAGGGCGTCATGCGCCGCCACCTCCCTCCGCCGCAGGCGCTGTGCCATCGATGCCGGTCAGCCGGTTATCGGGGCTGCAGAAAGGTTTCCCGAGCATCTGAAACGTGCCGCCGACAGCGCTGGTGGCCACGCACACAGCATATTTGGTTCTGCTGCGGATGCCGCAGGCCGTGACCTGTGCGCAGCACTTGTTGGTCAGCGGATATTCCTCCGTGCCGGTGCCGATGGTGAACACCACCGGTGCTGTGATCGTGGTTGCAACGGGGATCGACTGGGCGATCACCACACAGTAACGGCAGCCGTTGCCATACGTTCCTGCAGGCAGGTTTACCGTCAGCGTTCCGTCGGCAAACGTAACAGCCTGAGAGATCACCAGCCGGTCGCACAGCTGGCATACGTGTTTGCTCATATAAGTACCTCCTTTTCAGGGGCGGCAACAGCCGCCCCGATCATGTTTTGGATCAGCAGCCGCAGCCGCAGCCACCATAGCCTGCACCGCTGCCGCAATAGGGATACGGTGCGGGGACAGCGTAGCTGGGAACAGGCGTCGGAGCGATCCGGCGGATCAGCTCAGCCGTCTGAGCCTCAGACAGCGCGGCCAGATAGTTGTTCTGCTGTGCCTGGGATGCAGCCAGTTTCAGGTTCTGATTCTCTGCCTGCAGGCTCTCGATTTTGGAATTGACCATGAAGTCCATGATCTGACGGGTATTGGCGTTCTGGTTCTCCATCAGATCCCGCGTCTGCATATGGACGCTGTTGTTCAGGTCGCAAAAGCCCCGTTCAATCAGGCGCTGCGTTTCGCAGCAGCAGCTGGACAGCTGATTGCCCAGCGAATTGAAACCGGCCTGCGTCTGGTAGCCCAGATTGCAGATCGCGCTGTTGACGCCGTTGAAGCCGCCTGTGATGGTGTTGTTCAGGGCATAAGTGCTGTCGCAGATTCCCTGCTGCACGCCCCGCACGGCGTTGTCGATGTTCTGGATGGCGAATCCGTCATACAGTTCCGCTCTGGTCAGCGCACCGTTCAGGCCGACGCCGCCGCCAAAGCCGCCGAAGCCGCCGCCCCAGCCGCCGTTGCCAAAGATCATGGCAAACAGGATCAGGCCAAGCCAGCCGTCACCTCCAAACATCCCGTTGCCGCCGTTGCCTCTGTTGTCCTGTCCGAGGGCATAGCCCAATGCCATTTCATCGCCCATAATAAAAGCTCCTTTCAGTTTTGTTGTGTGTCAATATTGCACACCGGGCCGCGCGATCCCGGTTAATGCCGGTTATCGCGGTTTTCATCAAGACCCGCAAAACTGAAGGAAGGAAACGTTAAAACATCCTGGATAACTGCTGCATCACTGCGTCAGGGTTCATGCCGCTCTGCCGGATTGTTTCTCTGGCGGCGCGGTCGATCTGCCGTGGATCCTGCCCCTGAAATTGTCGAAACTGAGGGTATCGCTGAGAAAGCTGCTCCATGGCCGCCTGAGGCGTTGCGCCTGACTGTTTCAGCTGCATGAGCTCTTGTACCATAGGGTTCTGCGCCGGGCTCATGCGGCCATAGAGCAGCTGCATAAACATCTGCTGAGGCGTGATCATTCGTCATCAGCCTCCTTTTTCTTCTGTTTTGGCATCAAGGCCTTGCGAATGGCAGCCAGCTCCGATACCAAATCCCGAAGAATTAACACAACGGGATCTTCTTGTTGCTGAATCTGTTCTGCAGGCGTTTGTTCTGCAGGCGCTTGCCAAGCCTGCATTGGGGCAGCTTGCTGCCAGTTTTGCTGTGCTGACGGCTGCCACACCTGCGGCGCAGGTGTATATGGCCGGTACTGCTGTTGATATGGATTGTTGTAGCCATAGCTCATATTCATCACCTCTGGGTATATTATCGCCTATATTGGAGATGGCAGTGTTGCATCAGTGTTGCATTATTGATGCAAATACAAAAAAAGAGAGGCGTTGCCTCTCTTTTTGTATTACAGTATTTTCAGCTTTGACGCAACATCCCGCACTCGCTTAATGATCATCGGGAGTCGACGGTAGATCGTTGTTCGTTCGCGATCTATGCCTGTTCCGACATAAGTCAGCGTATATCGCTCGATCAAAACCTCCCGGACAATACATTCGTCGATCTCAGCCAAGTTCGCCTGCTCAATGATCGATTCCCACTCAGACCGCAGCAGACCAGCGAGATCCTCTGGAACTTTGTACCTGCTCATATATGCTCCTTTCCGGAGCGCGGGATGAGCGTCTATTTAATTGTCAAAGATGCCGATTCTGTCAAGGATGACCAGCATCCGCACCATATCCTCTGACAGGTTCAGTCCCTGTCCGTTGCCCTGCAGGATATCCTTGTTCAGGAGCTTCTGGATCGTTTCCTTTGCCCAGTCGGGGATCTGATCGAGAGTCTGATATCGCACAGCGTCCACCTCCTCTCCATCCAATACCCGCTGAACATCCCGACGGAATGCGGTCATGGTGTAGCCGTAACGGCTCCACCAATGCTCCGGATCCACGTGACTGTCGCCCCAGCCGCGCAGACCGGCCTCTTTGTGGCTCACCACATTTTCCACGGGGATACCAAATTCCCGGCACAGATACGCACACAGCTCTACGGCTGTCTTGTACGCCGCTGCGGTGTACTGCGGATCGCTGGAGTCCTCCGAGATCTCAAACTGGATCGCGCTGCTGTTGTAGCTGCCGAATACGCCGCTGCCGCAGCCCCACAGGAAGCTTGCCCAGGGCAGCGTCTGCACCGCAGCCACATCGCCGTTGGCGGTCTTGCCGATCCATGCGTGCATGCCATAGGGCTGCGACGCACGGTTCCAGTCGTTGGCATAGGAATTTGTGCCCAGCAGATTCAGCATCGGCCAGTAGCCCATATCCTGCGCCTTCGGCAGCAACTGCTTCAGACCTTCGCTCTGCCGCATGGCTGGCTGCACATAGCGTTTCAGGGTAGGATTGTTCGCGCCGCTGCTGTGCACCACGATGTGCGTCATGGCGTTGACCCGACCGCTCTTGTACCACCGGTTGTTGATCAGCATACACTGATACAGTCTCAGCACTGCCCATCCACCTCCGGCAGACCGGCTACACTGGTCAGCAGCGACAGGATCCCGGCCAGCAGCGACGCGGATCCGACCATCAGCCAGTCCACATCCCCGATCACGGAGCAGGTGCCAATGGTCGCCACCGCCGTCTGCGCCACCGTCTTGATTGCTCGCACTGCCGCAGCCTTCCACCAATTTTTACCGTATGTCATAAATTTATCTCCCTTCTGCGGCTCCCCTTGAGGGGAGCTCCGCGCAGCGGTGAGGGGTGATCCTCACGGCTGATGATATTTTTTCAAATCCTTGACCTCATGGGTCAGCTCCGTCACAACGCCCTCCAGCTTGTACGTCCGCTCGATCAGGTTGTTGTGCCGATCCTGCTTCTTCTCCAGCTCCGATACCCGATAGTTGATCAGCTCCCGGGTTTTCACAGCCTGCGCATGGTTGGTGATCAGACACACCAGCAGCGTCACCGCAGCGCTGATGCAGGAGGCTATAATCGTCTCCATTTCAAACCACCTCCCAACCGTCCGGGAACGCAGCAGGCGTCCACACGTTGTTGTCCATCAGACTGATGTACAGCACATCGCCCCACCAGCCCTGTTCGCCCTTGGCAAAGGCCGTACCGGGTGTGATCACATCAGGGATGATCCGAATGCCGTCTCGGTACATCAGGTCTTCCCACAGCGCAGGCGCAGCGTCAGGCGTATTCTCTGAGGTATCCCACAGATCTACTGCAGCCCGTTTGACCGTGCCGCCCCAGTTGATTCGTGTGCCGGCGGCGATCAGTCTGCCGTCCAGCCTCATGCCGGGAAATATCTTCGCCGCCCCGGATGCCGTCCGGTCATCCAGCGTTTCTGCACCCAGTTCCATGGCCATTCTCAGCCGCATTGCTTCACTTCTGGTCATGCGCCGCCACCTCCCAGCAGGATATCCAGAGCCTCCTCTGCCGTCAGCTCCACATCCACATCGGATTCCGTGTACACTCTGCCGCAGCTCTCCGGATCAATGGCCTCGCTGTACATCACGCCGTCCCGCTCGATCAGTTTTCCTTGATCGGAATACGTCCGCACCAGCCTGATGCCGTCTTCTCTGGTTCTGAAAAATTCTGTTACGACCATGTCGTTAACCTCCCACGATATCCGGGGAATCTTCTTTCGCCCTGAATTTCGCCGCGAATGTAGACCAGTTTGTGCCACTTTTGAACAAATCAAGGTACGTTCTAGGCACATAGATGTATCCAGACCCGGAGGCGATAGGCGTACCGTTAAACGCATTGGTATTGGCCAAAGTGCAAGGTTTGTCGAGAATAAGCGCAGTGAGTGTGCTGCAGTTTGCAAACGCTTCTGTCGCAATGTCCTCAAGGTTTGGCAGTTCTAATCGTTCGAGAGACGTGCAGCCCATGAGGCCTCGATTTGCGATTATTTCGACAGACGGTGTTTGCAGATCGACCAATGCTGTGTCGCCCTGAAACGCCGCACTGCCAATGGTCCTTAGGACAGGAGCAATGAAGCGCTTAAGTGCCGTACAGGAGTATAAAGCAGATGTGCCTGTCGTTTCGATACGATTCAGTGTTACTGATGTGAGCCGTGTACATTGTCGCAGGGCGTTAGCGCCCAGCGCGGTAATTCTGTTGTTGGTAAGTTCTGTCAGTGTGCGTTCCAGAACGCTGTCAAGCAATTGCTTAACGTCAATCAGCAGATCCTCCACTCTAATTATCGCCCGGCGGAACCCCATATCGTTTTCCCAGGGAATCGGGTCGCTGATGCCGAGAATGGAGCGAATCACGTCAGCTGTGTCTGTCATGGTTCCACTCAAAAAATTTTTGTTGACTGCCACATATTCGTCGGCCATTAATACTCTCCACCCTCCCATATCGGCAAAGCCCCCAGCACGTCGGCAACGATTTCTGATTTATCGGCCTCTGTCCAGTAGTCTGTTCCCCTTTGGGGCAGTGGAACAAAAAGTTCTACAGGGCCTCCTTCAGACAATATAACGTTATATACAGCTCCACCATCAGATACCCTGTCAAATTCAATGCTAGAAATACTGGCACCGTCTTTACCGTTAAATTCACCGGACGAAGCGGCGTCATGAAGCGCCTTGTTTATAGCTGATTGCAAAGCATCTTCACTCAGTGCGCCAACTTCTTTCGCAGTATATGTCGGCTTATCGGACTGTTTTGCCCAATTGGGAACGGTTGGATCCGTCTCTTTGATTGTGTTCTCCTTATAACCAACAGACGTATCGCTTTTGCGAAAAATGGATTTCTGCACAAACATCTCAGAATCGAACAGGATGAAGCGCAGTTGGGCACCAGAATTAATCGGCCGATAAAACTCTGATTTGTAAACGACAACCACTTCTCGACCGTTGCGAATGTACGTCTCGATGTCATTCCAGCTTGCAGAAAGGGAAATTTCGGTTTCATCCGCGCCCGGCATTGCAGTCACGTACACAGCGCCTGATGTATTTCGAGATACCTCGTTGATTGCTCCTACAAGCGTGCTTTTTTCGAAGGTATCCAAATCGGACAAGGGGCCAATAATGGCAACGACCTGCTCCCAAAGCGCAGGATCGGCAGCAGCTTCGGGCAGACCTGATGCTGCGCCGTTGAGATAGACGCGGAGCCCTTTTTCCATGCGCCGCGTTGTCAGTCTGACTTCATTCCCGTCTGGATCTACGCCCAAGCCAAGAGCAGACACTCGGAGCGTGCCGGGAACCAGAGCTTGCGGCGGTACGCCAATCATCGATCCGTTCCAAATGACTGCGACCGGATCTGGGACGCTGTCGTTTTCGAAAAACACTGTAATGGTCAGCCCGTCCCACTCCTGATCGAAGTCAAACCGAGCAAATACAAAGCCGTCTGAACCAGCAACGGTGTCCCGTTTCACGCAAGCCTGCGCGATTGATTGGTTCCGAACGGTGTATTCTATTAATTGCACATGATCACCTCCTACGAACTGATAGGATATTCCACAATGTACGTTCCGCTGATTTTTACGACCTTTACCCGCTGTCCCGGCGCGAAGGTGACTGCGGCATTGTATTTGTACCTTTTCGTGGTAGCCACAGAATCGCCGTCAAAAATAAGCGTTATCCCTGTGTTGTCTACGCTGGATACGGTGGCCAAAAAATCTGTTTGATTGATCATATCAAAACCGACCTCCTAAGCTTGTGTATCATGGTTTGCCCGGGTGCCAGTATCATGCTCCAAGAGACCTCTTGAAACAGACCATCCAGATCCGGATGCAAAACTGCAACAGTGTCGTATACGCCGTGGTTGGGAACGTTTGCAGTTGATATCGTCACCGTCTCGGCAGCAAGCATAGAATTCTGGCAGACTTGCTGCACATACGCATCCAGGGCTTGCTGGTTTGGAGTATTTGTTACCCGCAGTACCTCTGTTATACGTCGGCCGCGCTTAAACACAGAAAGGGATGACATAGGATTATCGTTGACGGCGGTCGACATCAGAGGCGCAGGAAGATCCGGATTGCTGCAAATCGCCACAAAAACATTTGCTCGGTCAAAAACATCTGTTTCCAAGGCACATGGACGCTGCAGAACTGTCAGGTCTGAGGTACTCCCGTATGTGTGGTCAATAGCAGATGCAGATGGCGTCTTTGATGGCTGCAGGACAGCCACACCGGACGCGTTAAACCAGATTTGACTGTAACCAATTTCAGCCAGAAGCTCATTGATGATGGTAAGATACTGTGTTCCGACAGCCCAGTCTTCTCTGTCTGTTGCGAGGACTGCTGCCGTTGGCGTCGCGATATACAGCGAAATGCCGGCCTGTACCAGCAACGACTCCACAGCCTGCAAATAGTTAGTGCCCTGGCTGAGGTGCAAAACCGTTTCTGTTTTGCACTGCTTTAAATAGAGTCCACGATCGTAGGCTTCTACGGAAACACTCTTTCTGCCATTTTCATCAAAATGATCGCTGACCGTTCCCACGGGAAAAACCCCAACCGGATACTCTATACCATTAATAATCTGGACGGGCTGCAGCTCGTCTGTCAGCCAATTAACCAATGGGTCGTCTAGGAATTGTCCGGACATAGATACTTTGATTGCAGCATCTGACTTGCAGTCAATCGTTGGATCACTGACTGGATGGAGCTGGGTTAACACAGCTCCGCTCCGGAGAACGTTGATCTTAACTTTATAGTTTCGGATCATTTCGAGAACTCCTCCCAGTGAACCGGCGTGATTGTTGCCGAATACGAAACAATTAGCTTGCTTTCAGTACAAGATATATCGTTCAAAATTCCTACGATCCGTCTTCCGCTGGGAGTTTTGATGCAGACCAGAGACCCGCACAGCTGCTCAAAAGCCAACGCATCCTGCATTTGTTCGACTTTCCAAGCACAGTCCAAGCTGTACGTCTGGTCGACAGCGTCGCCGACATCTGCCGATGGGAGATGTGCCCCAACATAATGTGTGTATGTCACGTTTCGCCGTGTCTGCATGGATGTAGAGCGCAGCTTGCTCATGGATAGGTCAAGACGTATCCACTTTGGGTTGTCGACGCTGGAAATCATCATCGTGTCGACGGCGGCAATTAGCTCAACGCAGGGAGAGGCTGTAAAGTATCCGGTGTCGCGATACACACCTCGAACCTGATATACTGCGTGGCCAAGAGCCCATTGATCAATATAGCCGTTTCCTGAAGTCTGTCCAATTTGGACGCCGTTCCGGTATACCAAATAATTATCGTATGCTCCGGATGTACCCCAGCTCAAAGAAACCACATGAGAACCTGACGCCGTCAGCAAGATTGCAGGGCCGTCTACGTTTACAATCGGAAGTGAAGCCGCTGCCCAGTCAGACCAAAGCCCCAGTTGATTTTGGATGCGGATCTCCAGCAAATATGTGCCGGAAGACAAATATCCAGAATAAGTGTAAAAAGATTCCGTGCTGTGTCGGCGTTCGATCACCGCGCCATCCAAGCGCATTTCGTAGCACATCTGTCCCTGCTGAGACCATCGCACAGAAAACTGTGGCGCACTAGATGTGATCGCAATAGATGGAGCAGCCGGTGCAGCAACAATAACAATGTGCGCGGCGGCAGACCACGCGCTTGGCACATTGTCCGAGTTGTAGGTGCGGACGCGCCAGTACACGTTTCCGGTCGGTAGAGACGTCACAGGGATCAAGATGGACGTCTCGCTTGTTTGCATAGATCGGAACGTTGACCAGGATACTCCGTCTGAGCTCATTTGCAAATCGAAGGCTGTCGGCTGCGTTCCGGTCGATATTTGATGCTCCCATTGGAATACAACGGTTTCAGCGCCGTCCAGAACAATATTGTCGGGAGCAAGAGCGCCTACTGTTGAAGCAGGCTCCACAGTGGACAGTTCATACCACTCAGATGTTGCAGAAAAACCTTCGGCGGTTCTTGACGTAACCTGCCATTTTACGCGGTCGCCGGAGAATGTCCCAGCAGGAATCGTGATCGTCTGGGCGTTTCCGTTGATTTCAATTTCGGCCATTTCTGAAGAATCGTCAACAATATATCGGAAGGTTGCTGACGATTGAACTGGCGAGCCGTATTCAGCAACGAAGTCAAGCAGCCATGTGAACACCGTATCTGTGTCGCGCGGAACATATCCGTTTTGCGGAGAAGCGGAAGAAATAGTCAATCCAACAGTTTCGTTTTTCCTCCAGACAGTCTCGCTGGTTTGGCCAGAAGTTGAGGTCGCGACAATGCGCCACTCTATTTCGCCCTCAGGGAAGGTTCCAGCGGGGATGACCAGGCTCGTTTCCGTAGCAAGTGGAATTGATGTTACGGCAGCAGATCCGGGGACTCTCCAGTAAAATGTGGCAGACGTTTGATCCACTCTAAATAGCGTATTTTGTTGGAGATAAGTCCAAGAGAAATCGATGTCTTTTGTAATCTGCAGTCTTTCGCTTGTCGAGGGCCATCGCACCGCAAGCTGGTCCGTCAGGTATTTATCGCCGTAGCTCACTTCGATGTAGGGCGGATATTGGCCACTGTCGGTATAAACGCAGTACCCATATGTCGATATGCTGAGGCCATACTTGGCGGTTAATCCTATTTTGTGGATCTCGTTGGGGCTTGTCATAGCCGTCACATATAACGACAAAAATCGCACATATGCTGGCAGCCCATAGTTGGTGACAGACCGTATATCGCTAGACGTCCTCGGGGGGCAATTCGCAGCAGTAACATTAGATGGGTCAAATGTCGCTTCTAAAAAATCGATGTTCACGCCGTTGTTGGATCCCGTATTGCGATAGGCGTAAAAATACACCTCAACAGCAGTCACCTCTCGCGATATAAGGTCTGCTGGGATCTGCTCAAAGCTCTGCAGAAGGGTACCGTATCGATCATTGTCCGCCGCCGTATCGTAACGCGGGGAAGATCCAATGTGTAGTGTCGGATTAACAAAAGATATTACTGCGTTTTTATTTCCGTTAAACCTTATTTCTCCCACACTATTCCTCCATTCTATCTCTTCGGCGTTTTGACGCTGCAATCCGAACAATGTCGTTAAATTCCCGCACGTCCTTCGCGCTGATTGTCACGTAAAACGTATCTCCGCCAATGTGCTGACTTTCCTGCGCAGTGGAGATCCTAGTCCCCTGCGGCAGCCACGCAATCTCCGGGCCATTCTCGCCAACCCATGTGTATCCGCCCGAAAAATTGTCATCACCAGACGCGTTCCAGTTGTTTCTGGCGTTATTCCACGCTCGCGCAGTTGCAGAGTTTCCGGTAAAAACGCCTGTCAGCCGGTCCCAGTTTCGGCCAACGCCATCAAAGTCAAACGTGAAAAGGTCGACCACGATTCCGACCAAACTGCTGATGGTGGTCAGTGCATCTGCGATCACGCCGAAAACAATGGCGTAAGCTTGAAACTCTAAGTATCGAGCCTCCAAAACGCTGCCAAATATTTCAAACAAAGGCACCAACGCGGTGACGCACTCCAGGATTGTGGCAAAAAAGTTAGTCAGGCCACTATTTTTTGCAACGGTTCCAAATTCGCGAATTCCTTCGCCGGCCATCTCATAGAAGGCTTGCAGCGCAGGCGCAAACTCAACTGCAATCGTATTTTTGGCGGCAGCTGTGCTCTCGTTGTACTCCGAAACGGCAGAAGAAACGCCCTTCAGTGTTTCGACTTCGTCGGCGTATAGCAGACCCATATTCTCTTTTTGCCGCATCAGCTCGGTAAGCTCTGTTCCTGTTTTATTGTATATAGGAATGAGCTTTTCGCCGGTTCCGCCAAGCAGCTCAGACGCGATCACGTTTCGTTCCGTGACGTTTTCCATGTGCTGCAAGGCGTCTACAACCGATGCGAATACCTCTTCGGTGCTTCGCATGTTTCCGTTATAGTCGTATATATCGACGCCGAGCTTTGCAAACGTCGCGGAGACTTCTTCGTTTCCGTTGGCGACCTCAATGATTTTTTCCTGAAACGCAACAAGATCTCCCTGTGCGTCGGAGATGGAGGATCCGACAGTTTTCAGCACATAGTCCCACTGTTGGGTGCCAACAATGCTGAATCCGATGACCTGGGATATATTGTCAAGTTCAGTCGCGTATTCAGCCTGCTGCATGGTGACGTTCATCAACGCCTTTTCAAGCTCGACAACCGCTTTTGCGGCAGCAAGAAAAACTGATGCAATGGCGGAACCTTTTACGTTTACAGAGTTCAGGGCACCCATCGATTTATTGATGCCGCCGGGGAGTTCTATTCCAAACTTGTCGGAAAGATCCAGTATCTTGTCGCCCAGCCCGGAAGAACGATCAGCGTTGTCATCTGTCGCATCGCCGAACTCATTCAGAGTCTCAGAGCCGTTCTCCAAGGATCCTTCAAAGTCTGCAGTTGCCTCGTCTGCGTCGCTTGCAGCTTCGGAGAAATTATCGAGAGCTTTCTTGTTTTCCTGCAGCTCGCGCTCCATCTTCAAGAGCGCAGCTTCTGCTTCGTTCAGAGAAATTTTCCAGTTGCTTGTCCGTTTGTCGGATTCTCCATATGCCGCAGCGGAAGATTCTAGAGCCGATTTTAACACATCGATCTTTTCTTTTTGTGATAATATGCTCCGCTCCAGAATGTCGTTCTTTTCTGTCAGAGCTTCCACGCTGTCAGCGTTATCGGAGAACTGCTCTTTTGCGAGCTTCATTTCAGACGCAAGGACTTTCAGCCCGGAATTGATTTCCGAAAGCGCAGCTTTATATTCTTTTTCGCCGTCCAGAGCAATTTTTGTTTTGATTGTTGGCGTTGACATTCACCGCACTCCTTTCCCGGACAGATACTGCGACAGAGACAGCCGTGGGGCGGCTGCTTGTATTTTAGCCGGCGAGAATGATTTAGCATATTGTGTATACAATGCGTGACATCTCGCCGGCGTCATTGTCTTCCAAAAGGTTTTCTCATCGCCAAACCGGTTTGTCAACCACGCCATTAGATACCACGAAAAGTTAATGCTGTCGCTCATTGCATTTTCGTGGCTGGTCAGTTTTTTTGCTCAGAGTCTGTTTTCTGATCCGCTGCTACTGCAGCAGTAACAAGGCGCATAACCATTTCTGTACGCGCGTTCATAGAATTGGAATCGGCCGGAAGCAGTCTGCCAACCTGCTTGACCGTGTAGGACGGCCAACCCATTTCGTCAGCATAGTCATTGATCATGGCAGTCAAAAACGTGTTGATCGTGCGAACAGATGTAGACTGTCGCAATGCAGCTCTGATGTTGCCGCCATAAGCTTCCTGTACATCGGCCAACACGTTCATATTACACCGGAGCAAATAGGTGTGACCGTCAAACACATAGGGCTCTTCTTTCAGCCGCAGATCCATCATCCAACCTCCGTTGCCGCCAAAACAGCATCACACCATGCCTTGGCTTCTTCGATCGTATCCACAGTCGCGGTGTCGATCAGCAGCTCAGCTGCATCGTCTGTCGCCAGAAATTCTCCGGTCGTTGTCGGTGTCGAAAACTGAAGGTTTTGGCCTTTGGTGGTGTAAGAGTAAGACGGCGGGCCGAACAGAGCTTTCGGGACAAACATGCAGGTGTACTTGGGAGAGCTATCAACCATGTCAGGCGCGTAGAAGGAGACGCCGACATATTTGGCAGCATCCTTTGCCGTGTACCGGAGGCCAGAAACAGGTTTACCGCTGACGGTGCGGTCGCTGGTTGTGGCACCGTACATAAGCGCCTGTGCGGATTCGAGAATTCGCGACACGGCGAGAGAGATTGTGCCGCCGGTTGCCAGTTTCATGTATTCTGCCAGTCGGCCTTCGGCATACAAGCGGCCCTCGGCAAACTTGATCTCGACGTTAGCAGACATCGCGTCGCCCACTCTGACCTTATTTCCGTAGGAGACTTTTTCGGTTTCGGCGTCGTATTTGTACTCTGCAGCTTGAATGTATCTCAAATCAAACTCGGGCATTATATCAACTTCCTTTCTTTGAGTTCCTGTGTGATTGTTTTTTCGTATGTATCCAAAACGGTTTTACTGGATCGCTTGGCCGCTCTCGTCCAAAAGTAAGACCCTTTGATTATGCCGTACTTTTCACTGCGGCCGTAGTTCAGCACAAATGCGACAGTGGCGTTTCTTTCTCCTCGCTGATTTTTCCCGCTGACTGTAACGGTGACATAAGAATCTCCGGTTTTGTCGCGCTTTATTTTTTTTGACTTGCTAAGCTTTGTTGTGATTTGCTTCAAGTCAAACCCAGATCGGTTCGACTCTTCGCGCACTGCATCCATCAGCTCATCAGCCGCAGCAGAGAGAAGCTTGCGTTGCGTTTCTTCGTCAAAGAGGTCAGCTTTATTTAGCGAGCTGATCAATTCGGATATAGAATCGAAATCTACGTCAAAATCAGCCATTCTCAACAACCTCCAGAGTCTCAAACTGAAAGACATGGCGCTGCGTTGAGCCATCCGAGGCGTCTGTGACATATGGGTACGTAAAGCCGGAAGACGCCAGCGCCTGACAGATCTGCCGACGTTTCGAGACGGTGTTTTGGTTCTTGGGGCAGTACCAATCCATAACGATCAGACAGACAACAGCAGCGGGGGAACCCTCAGCGAAAACGTCTGGCTGCACATCGACGTGAAAAACGCAATACTCAAGTTCAGATCCGGTATAGTCTCCAGGGACGCAAACGGGAACCAACGGAGCCATTGTTGCTCGCAACTTTTCATATACTGTCATGATGCTTCTCCCAGTGTTTCCAGCTTTGCCAGAATCTCCACATATGCGTGACTGTCGCTGTAGTCGTTGATATACTGGATTGCATACCGATTCCCGGCATACAGCACATACATTTTTCGGTCGATGGGCACACGAGTATATCGAATCAAAAAACGAACATTGACTTCAGCGTAATCCGCATCTGCCTGAGACATCTCCTTACCGCTCAGCCGGGAGAATTGCGCCCAGCACGTGTGTACCGTATCGAATTGTTCAGTCCAAAAGCCGTCGGCATCTTCGTTTTTAACCAGCTGCTGTATCTGGATCCGTTTATTCAGCTTGCCAGCATTTACTCGCATGCGGTCTCCTTTCCGCCGCCCTGCAATGAGGGCGGCGCTGTATCAGCAGGAAGTATCCAAACTGGACACTTTCGCGGCGTCCTTCAGGTTGTTGATCAGCCACCGTGTGGCGGCATCAAAGCCGCCGTGGGTGGTGATTGTGGGATCAGAGCGGTTTTCGTACCAGAACAACACCATGGAGCCAACGGTCAAAGTAAACTCCGGCGGTGCTACGTTATCTGGTGTGACGCCGTTCCGGGCAAGATAAGCCTCGGCCGTATTGGTCAGACTGAGCAGGTATTCGTCCCGCTCGGTCTCATCCGGCCGGACATGACTCTTGATGTAATCCAGCGAGACATAAGCCATGGTTAGGCACCGATGGGCTGGATTACAAAGCCGTTATGCACGATGCCGTTGCCGCCGACCATGGCGTCTCCAAGGATCGTCATCAGGCGTTCGCCGGCTTTGTAGCTCTCGTCTACACGGACAGTGTAGTTACCGAAAAGGCCGAGCAGGTAATTCATAGGATCGCCATAGGCCAGCTTACTGCCGATGGCGCTTGCCAGCGTATAGGGGATGATGGTGCCGCCATCCTCAATCACACCAGTGTTGGCGTTGCCGCGATCAGGAGAGATGTTAAACAGGCGGCGCTTTTCATTGGTGCCTCTGAGCCTGCCCAGATCGGCCAGAGCAGTTTTGGCCAGCAGAAGACGTGCATTGCCGCCGACCATTTCATCATCGCCGTAGGCAAAGTACAGGGAATCCAACGTGTTGACATCAACAGCACCAGAATTCAGTGTGGTGAAGATTGCCTCACCGGCTTTGTTTTTGGCGTTGGTAATGCCAAAAACAACGGGGGAGGCCGTGCCATCGCCGTTCAGGATCAGCTCAGAGATTTTTCTGCGCAGCGCAGTCATGGCCATGGAATAGACCTTGTCGTAGTAGCTGGCAGGGCTCAGACGTTCGATGTTGCGATCCACGTAGCTGGTGACCGTGACCTCGTAGGGACGAATTTCAGCAACGCCAAAAGACGCGTCGCTTTCCTGGCGGAGCTCTCCGGCAACCTCTGCAGGGTCTGCACCGTAAGCGGTCAGGCCGGATTTAGCGTAGGGCTCCTGCCACGCGGAAACACCGGTCATGTCCATCACGCGAACCTGATCGATGATCGAGCTATAGCCGCGGCCGACAGGATCATGGATCGTGCTGCCTGCGCCGACAGGCTCCACGATCTGGCCGGAGCCAACCAGCAGAGCGTCGCGAATTGCCGTCTTAACCTCTGCGGCGGTAAACTGGATAGACTTTTTGTTTTTCAGATCGTTAACACGATCCTCCACCATATCCTTGCGCTCGGCACCGGAAATGGGAGAGAATTTCCGGTCCTGCTCGTCAATGACTGTCTGGATTCGGGCCATATCATCGTTGACGTTCTGCAGTTTCTGATACGCAGAGTCATAGGCTGCGGGATCATTCTTTTCAATGGCGTTCTCCATCTCGGCCAGGAAGCCTGTGCGCTGGCGGCCGAGATCGATCAGCTGTCTACGGATATCGGGCATTTTACATTCCTCCAAATCTGTTTTTTTCGATGGTCAGGCGACGTCTGGCGTCTTCCTGCCAGGTATTGTCTGCGGGATACCCCGCGGGCTTATGGGTATTGTAGTACTGCTCACGCAGCTTATTGATGTCGGGCATTGCCAAGGCGCTTGCCATGCCGTGCATGCTGCCTGCGGCAGCATTGACAATCAGCTTGGGATCGGCCTCGCCCTGATAAAGAATTCCGTCTACCAGCCCGGCGTCCAACGCATCCTGCGCCGTCAGCCAGTCGGTATTGTGCATCATGCGGGAAAGCTCGTCCCTTGTCCTTTTGCCTGCGCTCTTCAGCTCGTAGGCATTCAGGATGGATTCGGTGATGCTGTCCAGCAGGTGAATGCTGGCACGGTGCTCGTTCCGGTCTCCGTCCGTGACGGTGGCAGGAAGATGTACCATGATTTCTGCGACCGGGGAGATCCAGACCTCATTGCAGCCAAGCATCATGTATGAGGCTGCCGATGCGGACAAGGACTGAACTTCGGCGCGGGTACGCACGTTAGAGCTGCGCAGGACACTGTACATCTCTGCACCGGCCCAGACGCTGCCGCCGTAGGAGTTGATTTCAAAGACCAACTCTTCGCCTTCGGGGTTGTCCTGCAGCGCCTGACGCACCGTGGACGGACCAAAAGCAGGGTAGCCGTACCATTCATAGAGCCACAGATCTTCATCTGCGGACACATAACCGTTCAGTGTGACTCTCATTTTTTCTCTCCATTTCGGGTCATGCTCAGCTCGTACCATGCGCGCAGCGGCACATAGTTCAGGCTGGCCAAGCGTTCATCGCCGCCTTCCACCGCGGGCAAATCTTCCAATGCCAGAATGTCGTTGACGGAGAAGCCGCCAACTTCGCGCATCGTTCTGTACCAGTTGCCGCGGCTGCTGGTGTCGCCGCGAAGCTCTGCCATCATGTTGATCCGGATCTCCAGACCGGCCTTGACCAACGACGGCGGCAGGATTTTGTAGGTCTGCTCTTCTTCGTACTGCGTTACGGTGGGGTGCAGCGTCTCCACCACATACTCGATGGCATTCTGCTCGTTGGACCCATACGCTTGCTTGCCTTCCTGCAGCTTGTACAGGGGAACACCGCAGTACCGCGCGATATCCCGAATAGACATCTCCTTATTTTCCAGAAACTGTGCGTCTCTGTTGCTGGAGGCGATGGGCTTATAGTCCAGACCGTAGTCAAGAATGGCGATACGGTGGCTGTTTTTGGGGCCGGAGTGTAACCGTTCCCACTCAGATCGCAGCAGCTCTTTTTTGGAAATCTTGCTGCCATCTCTGGTTTCCACATAACCTGCAAGATCTGACTCTGTTTTTAAAATGCCGGATGGCTGGCCGCCGCTTTCATAAAAAGCTCGGTTGTAGGCCTGCGCTGCATGGGCTTCTGCTATCACCTCGCTGGCTCGCTGCAGAATGGAGATACCAATTAGGCCATCGCGTGTAGGCCCTTTGTAGTGGCAGATGTCCATGCTTGGGAGTACCATCGGCTCTCCAGTGTATGGGTGCGTCACCGTATACCAAACACTGCCGTCGGTCTTTTGCCAAGGCGTTACCAGCTGCCCAGGGATGGGGATCAGCTCCACCGGCTCAAACGTGGATGGATTTCGGACAATCCAGTCATAGCTGTTTCCAGTCTCCAGACGGCTGGTTTCCAACATCTTCTTGCGGACTGACGGCGCATGCGCTTCGTTTGGACGTATGTTCAGCAGATCCAGACCGGGCACATCCACGCGGGCACGTGTTTTCCGATCAAAGCCGTAGTTTGGCAGCTTGGACATGGAGTCCGAGCGGATTTCAATACACCGGTCGAAAGCACTGAGCTTGCGGGCGTAGGATGCCGGCGCATCGATGGCCGCAGCTGCAGACACCCCGGAAGACACCAGAGACTGCACCGTCAATGCGTTGTCTGCAGCTTGCTTTCGCATGGAGCGCAGGCCGCTGATCATGCTCACTTGGCGTCACCTCCGTCCATAGAGGACAGGACCACCCCGGCGATGGACAGCACGCCGGCTGTAATCAAACCGGCGGGGAAGCTGTACAGGCCGACGCCGACAGAAATGGCTGTTGCGCCAAGAATCAGCATCAAGTCGCCCAAAACTCGCCCGAGGGCTTTTTTCAATTTTTCCACAGGTACTCCTTTCTGTGTCCAAATTGGACACCGTATTACAAACTAAAGCCAGGGTTGTCCAGGGCTTGAGCCAGATCGGCGGGTTGGCTTCTGGCAACCATGTAGGTGGCAACAGCCGTGATCAGTGCAACCACCGGGTCGATGCGGCCGGGGCTTTTGTTTTTCATGGGTTTCTGATTTTCGTTTCCATCCACATGGATTCTGGTGTTGCCCCATGTCCACCGAAAACATGTATTGTGCACGTGCAGGATTTCATGGTTCAGAACGCCTCGTTCAATCTCTTTCATGGCCGGGGACATGTTTTTCATATCCTGCGGAACTTCCAGACAGGTGACTATGGGCTGCAGTCTTTGAGTAATGGTACGGGATAGGTAGGGGTCAAATCCGACCATGCGCAAATCGTAGCGTTGCTTGCAGTCTGCAATGGTTTGTTCCACATCGGCATAGTCGATGGTGTCACCTTCGCAAAGGCTGATAAAGCCTGCCCGTTCCCAGTCACGGTATGGGGCGTGATCGTTTCGCTCAGCAGCGTCCAGATCTTTGCTGGATCGCCATATGAACGGGAGCCAGATGGACTTGTCCAAGTTCGCCTGCTGCGGGAAAAATAGCACAAACGCTGTCAGGTCGGTAGTGGAAGAAAGGTCTACACCACCATAGCAGGTTTTTCCTTCCAGCTGCCGGATCCATTCCATCCGTTCCTTCCGCTTGCTGGGCCCCCACTGCAGCTTGTCATACAAAGTAAGAGGCAGCCAGGAAACGGCCTTGACGGAAATCCACTGGTTCAGGCGGAGCCACCGGAACAGCTTCTCATTGGCTTCACTGGTTCTGGCCGCCTTGGCCTCATCCCGAAGCATTCGCAACGGCAGATGTTTTCCCAGTGACGGGTTGCACAGAAACCAAAGGGCCTCGTCATAAATATCAATCTTTGCCAAATCCTCCGGATCGTCTCCATACATGGCTGTCAGGCCATAAAGGATCGGCAGCCAGTTTGGTAGATCGTGGGAAAGAAGGTCGCGTTGTGCAGCGTCCAGATCCTCGTCGGCCACATGGCGCAGGGACAAGACCTGCCGGGGATCTCCACCGTCACTCAGAATTCGCTGCAGCTGTCTGGCATCGCGCACAGCCACGGCCTTTTCGTGAACCTCCCAGCCAATGGAATTTCGGTCGGGATCGTCGCCGGCCGTGGTCAGGATGATCCACACCGGCTGTTTCCGTCCAGAACCGGAACCAAACGTCATAACGTCGTACAGATCCCGGTTGGGCTGAGCATGCAGCTCATCGAAGATTACACAGCTTGGTTTGTATCCGTGCTTCGAGTAGGCCTCTGCAGACAAAACCTTCAAAACACCGATGGTCTTCCAGTATGAGCTGCCATCCTCGCGAGTACAGCGCTTCCTGTAGTTGATCTGGCGTGAGCTTTCTTTGATTTTGAGTTCGCCGCGAGCTTCCATTTTGGACAGCCAGGTTGACGTGCGGATCATAAACAAAGAAGCGTTGAAAACAATACTGGCGTTTTCCTTGTCTGCGGCGCAGATGTAAACCTCTGCGTTTAGCTCTCCATCGCCAATCAGGTGAAAAATGCCAAGGCCTGCGGAAATCTCAGATTTGCCGTTTTTTTTGGGGAGCTCCATAAACAGGTACTGATACCTGCGGTAGATCTCGCCGGTATTTTCGTCCGCCAGCAGGGTGCCGTAAAATTCAGTAATGGCTTCAGTCTGCCACGGATACAGGTTAAACGGCCTGCCGGTATCGGTTGTGGGCAAGTGACTGAGAAAATCACACACAAACTGTCCGGATGGTTCATGGTAATATTCAGCCACGGTTAACCTCCTGCAATCCGCTGACGAGACATTAGTTCGGCAAAGAAGTCGTCCTCTTCACCCGCGTCTGGATCTACCGGAACCTGCGGCACAATCAGCCGACATCGGGCAGAAATGCTCAGGCCCAGATCAGAAGCACAGCTGCGGGCTGCCTTAAAGAAACGCTCTTGCGATTTGCTCCACTTGTCAGAGGCGTTCATGTCTCCGACCACAAGGCTTTGCTCGGTTTCTCTGGTTGCCAGCTCCCACTGGTGTCGGGCGGTCAGGTACATGCCCAGGGTATCCGCATCCAGATCGGTGTACAATCCGACGACGATTAGCTGCTTACCGAGCTTGCGGAACTCTTTTCGCAGACCTTCATCCAGCCAGGGGGGCGGCTTCGGATTTTTAGCCCGGGGGACTCTGGTTTCATGGGAGCGCCGCTCTGCTTCCTCGTTTTGGCTCAGATGCTTCCGTCCGTTGAGAAGCACGAGATCAGTTGGTTGTCGTTTTCCCGGCATGGCTGCTGCCTCCTTTCGTTTCGGCGTCGGCGCAATTATGCGCTTGGGGAGAAATTTTTGTGTGGATGGGGCGCTGCGGTGCTTTGTGGCTCGCGAAAAACTTTTTGCCCCGGGGGGAGGGCTGCAAAGATTTGCGCGGGTGCGTCCACACACGCATGCGCGCCCAAAGCTGCAGCGATTTTTGCGGATCAACGCCGTTTCTTCCTTGCAAAATTGAGCTGATCTGTGATGGTCTTTCGGCTGTGGCAGCTGTGGCACAGGCTCTGAAGGTTTTCTGGATCAGAGAACAGCGGCCAGCTGCCCTTGTGGTCCTGAATGTGGTCCACTTCTGTGGCGCGAACGCGGTCACCATGTTTGGCGCATACTCTGCAAAACGGCTTCCGTGCCAGCTGCTCCGGCCGCAGCTTTTTTTTCCAGAGATCCGTTTTGTACATCCAGCGCCAGCGCTTAGACTCGTCGGATCTTGAGTCCGGCCTTGGCGGCGGACGATGCAAATCGCAGTATCCGTCTGGGACTAGCGTGTAGCAGCCAGGACGCCTGCATGGCCTCAACGGTTTGCTGCTCATGGACTCTCACCTCCACGCAAAACAAAAAACACCGAGAGCCAATGACAACACACGCGATCTCTCGCGTTGTCATTGGCTCTCGGCTCTAAGGCTCTCGGCTCTCGGACAAATATTCAAAACAACCTCGCGACGGCAACGCTTGCAGTAAACCGGCAAACACGTCGCAGTCGTATCAGGCAGTACTCGCAGCAGTCTTTTGTTCTGCTTGCAGACCGGGCAATGCACCCAGCCTTCCGTTGTCACTATTATACCACATGGCTTATTATCATGCAACATAAAATTCTCCTTTTTGTTTTGAATTTACAGAAGATATACATCGCTTCAAGTCCAATTTATAAAGGGATTATTCGGTTTTCTCAGCTTCGGGAAGTTTGCGGTACGATATATACCGGCAGCAGTACCACTCATTTTTCGCTGTATCGTTGTGTTCAACGAATACGTTGGGCGGCAGCTCATACTCCCAATCGTCCTGCACATCAAATGTTACAGCCTCTGGCTTTTTGAGTCCAAGGCTAGGAGTCCATGCCCGATCTCCAACGCGCTGACGGCCTGTTTTCCGCGGCTCCTTGGTGAGGTACCGCGCCCAGTTGTCGTAGCCTCTGGACACAATCGACTCAAAACTGACGAAACCATATTTCCAAAGGTGCTCGATCTGATCCAGCAAAACAGGATCGTTGGCAACAATCATATGATGATGCAGCCGATGATCGCCGTGCCGCCCCTCTGTTACGTAAAAGTAGCGGAGAGGGCCGTTGCACAGTTCACGGCACGCCTTGCGCAGCTTGCCCATAAAAGGGCGAATTCGTCGCGTTCTTGCCTCGTCCGCGGTAGATGGCAAGGTGTCGTCGCGGTATGTCAGCGTGGCGACCTTGTCTCCGGGAGAAAAGTTGCAGGCAATCAGCCGCTTAAACTTCTGCGCAGCCTTCCGATCATTTACGCGCTGCCGAAAATCTCCGGTCGGATTTTCGGCCGATCCACGCGGCTGGTCATCCTGTCTGCTTGCCGATATGGGATAAATCACAACATCCACATAAGGCCCCGCCGTTTCTATTCTGACTCGCTTCAAGTTAGCCTCCTTTTCTGCGGAGGCAGACATTATTTCTGCCTGCCTCCATATCGCTCAATCCACGGCTGCAGCTGATCCGCGCCGACGATTTGCCGAAGCCTGCGGTCGATGGTTTCCGTGGCATACACCAGATCCTCATCGTCCGCGCCATCCTCCGCGATCAGCGCAGCCATCTCGTTCATGGCTGTGATATAGGCTGTCCGAAAGGCACCTGCCCGGCTCGGCCCCAGCTGCAGCACCTCATTGGCCGCGATCAAAGCCGCGTCCAAACCCATCTGCAGCGCAACATCCAGCTTCTTCCGGTATTTTGCCTCCAGCCGAGCCTCAAAAGAGGCCAGCATATTATTAGGTCTCCGCGCCATAACTCACTCCTCCGGCAGTTCTGCCCACCGATCCACCGGCCACGTTGTCAAAAGAGCCGGGAACCAGAACTCATTGCCGACCAGGAAGCACTCCCGCGCCGAGGGGAAACCATCGGTATCCGTCATGTGCCCCAAAACGGACACATATTCATCCGGCAACCGCTCCGCCACCGGGATCCACTTGAGGCCGACATTTGTGTCGGTCACAATCGTCACGCCGTTTGCGATTAAACAATCGGCCAAAAACTCAGAAAACGGAAGCTGCTCAGGGTCTTCCCGTTTCGCGTCAACAATAAGATCAATCAGCCTTACTCTATCAGTCATATCCCTCACACCTCCGGTGCCAAAACCCAATGGGTCACATTGGTAATATTCATTTCAAAATCATCCAGTGCCGGATTGTACCATTTCCCGCCGCGGTAAAGATATTCACCGGTCAAATCCAGTCCGGCCAAAATCCGACGAACAACAACCCGCGCACCATCAGGCGGCTTGGTCTCATCGAACCGGATCCAACAGGCAGACACAGTGGAAGCCTGCGGCGCGTATCCCAGCAGCTCATTAGGCGTTTTTCCAACGGCGTCGCAAAACGCAACAAAGGCAATCAGATCGTAGTTAACATCGTCCAGCACCTCAGGGTAGATCATGCTTCTGACATGGCCGCCGTCAAAGTCGCTGGCATACTCACCGTCCAGATCGCCAAGGCAGATACCCCAGGCTTCCGCGATGTCGTCCGGCGACATACCGCCGTCCTCCACCAGCGGCTGCAGAACCTTGCCGATGTTGGCAAAAGGAGTGGTCTTAAAATGCTCTTTAGCGGCCTGCTTCCGTGCCTCTATATCCGCATTTTGTTTCTGCCGGGCAATTTCCGCCTGCTGCATCCGCTTCTGCGCCTTGACGTTGGGGCAGACATCGGGGCAGCAATACCCATGCTGCCACAGGTGGCACTTGGCGCAGCAGCCGGGACAGTCCTCTGGATGGCCCTTGGCCTTGTGTTTCTCGATGTTTTTCCAAGCCGGGCACAGCAGCTGATTGCCCTTCCGCTTTTCTTCATGTTGCCAACTGGCAGCCGGTACAGGGCAGTCGCGCTCCACCCAGTCATAAGATCTGGCTGCCGCGTAGTCCTCCACAACGTTTGCAACCTTATGGATCACGCCCTTTCGTACCATTTCCAGCTGAATTTCCGGTGCAGCCTTGGCTGCGGAATACGCCACAGACGGATTGATCGTCCCTGCGTCCAGCAGCTCTCTGGCCTCCGGGATCAGGTGGTTTTCGATCACCTGCATCCGCGCCTGCTCTGTCCGGGAGATCTCCAGCTGCTCGGCCACGATGTCCCGCAGCTTGCCGGGGATCTGTACGCCCTCCTCCCGCAGCTTCATCAGCGTTGCCTTCATCCGACGGACGCTCTCCATTTTTTCGGGATAGCTCAGTTCTCTGGCGGTCGTGTTCGTCTGGATCAGCAGCAGCTGCTCCATGGCATCAGACATCTCCGGCAGCACGATGCACGGCACGTGCCCAAAGTTCCGATTGCCCTCGGCAAGCAGCTCTGCCGCAGCCTTTTTCCGGCGATGGCCTGCGATCACCCGATATCGGTCATCGGTTTGCACCACCAGCAGCGGCTGCAGGATCCCGCGCACTGCCAGGCTGTCCTTCAGCTCCTGCACATCCTCTACGCGGAAGTAGTTCTCCACGTTATCATCCAGCAGCGAAATCGGCAGCTGCCGGATCTCCATGGTGTCCAAATTGGACACCAACTTTCCAAGCCCTGCAGCCTCCGCGAGATTAAACGCCATGGCCAAGACCTCCTTTCCGGATCCATTCCTTGACGAACGCCCGATAATCCACACCGGCGCCGCAGTGTTTGGAATAAACCTGCAGCGGCTCACAGTACCAAGTGCTTTCGTCGACTTTGTCGGTGCGGCGAATGTGGGTGTCAAACACCGGCACACCCTTGTCCCGCAGCATCTGCTCCGCCTGCCGGATCACCTCCACGTTGTGCCACTGCGTCACCAGAACGCCATCCACCTGACACCGTCCGTTGATCCGATGCAGCGTGCGGATCTGATCCAGCAGAAACGTCATGCCGCGCACGGAAAACGCGTCCAATTTGACCGGGATGATCACGCCGTCCGCCGCCGCCAGCGCTGCAATGGAGCAGGCCGTAAACGAGGGTGGACAGTCGATCAGGATCACGTCATAAGCGTCATCCTCGATCACCGCGTCCCGGAGATCGGAGATCGAGCTGCTGCCTGCGTTGCCGCCCATGGACAGCGCCGTCCGATCCACGTCGAACAAATCGGAGTTGCTGGCGATCAGATCAACGCCTGCATAGTCTGTGGGTTCCACCGCTTCGGCGTAGCAGGCGACCAGTCCGCTGATCAGCGGCGGCAGCCCTGCCTGTTCCGGATCCGAAGCGCCGAGAAATGCGCTGGTATCTGCCTGCGGGTCTGCATCGATCACCAGCACCCGCTGATTGTAAAACTCAGCGAGGATGGTTGCGAGGTTGACAGTGGTGACCGTCTTGCCGACGCCGCCCTTCACATTCATGATCGCGATCGTTCTCATAGATTTCCCTCTCCTGTTCCGGCAGGGAGAAAAAACTCTCCCGCACAATGTTATTTCGGAATTTAAATTCCAGCGTGTAAAACCGACCGGCTGGATGAATAAAAACCACCGTCCCCGGGATCGGCCTGTGCCTGCGGCTGCCCTTATCAAACTCCAGCGTCAAGAGTTTTGGGCGCGCCATAACAATATCACCCAGTTTCATTGTGCACCTCCGTCAAAAAGCTTTCCGGCACGTATGTATCATTCGGAAGCGGCTCAAACGCATCCGGGTCACGCCACTGGTCGCCGGAACGAATGAACGTTTGCGTACCTCCGTTAAAATCCAACAGGATGCTGCCCAACTGTCCCTCCTTGTTTTTTCGAACCAAAAGCATACGTTCCTGCTTCTCTGGCTCAGGGCGGTACAGCATCAGAACCAGATCTGCGTCCTGCTCAATCTGGCCGGACTCTCTCAGGTTCGATAACTCAGGAGGCGGGACATAACGAACCTGACGCTTTTTGCCATCTGGGCCCGGTTCGTTCCGAACCATCATCTGAGGCCGGTTCAGCTGAGCCAGTGCAACAACCGTCACCCCGGAAGACTGCGCCATCGTATGCAGCCCGATTGAAATGTCCGTGACAACGGAGAACCGATCCTTGCCGCGGCTGGACACCAGCTGCAAATAGTCTACAAAAATCACATCATACCGCTGCGCCATCGCAACAGCCTGAATATCCGCCACAGTCATTCCGGCCGCCTGCACGATTTCCAGGGGCCGATCGGTAACCTTCATGCTGGCTCGTGCTGCAGCGTCCCAATTGGCATCGGTGAGCGAATTCCGCTTCAGCCGCTGCATGGGGATCTTCGCCACATGCGCCATAAGGCGATCAAACAACTTGCTATCAGATGTCTCCAGCGAAAAGAAACCAACTCGCTTTTTCTCGGCCATATGCCAGGCGGCCTGCAAGGCAAAAGCGGATTTTCCATCAGAAGGATATCCGCCAATGATGATGAAATCACCCGGTTCGGCGTATAGCATCCCGTCCAGCCCACGGATCGGCCAGCTGAGGTAATCCCGCAGCTTTTCCCGTCGTTCGTAAAACGCAGTCATGGCCGCCTCCATGGAGGTGATCCGAAACCCAACCTTTCCGGTGCTCACTCTGTTCATTTCAGCCAACAGCGTCCGCTGCTCCTCAGCATCCGCAGACTCCGCCAGCTGCTTTCCCAGTTCCCGCAGCCGCAGCAGCCGTCCCCGGCTCTTGCAGGCCTGCAGGTAATAGTCCACGCTGGCTGCGCTGGGCGTGACATCCATGATCTCCATCAGCAGCTTGCTGTATTTCCCGCCAAGCGCATCGTTGATCAGCACCGGATCCGGTGGCTTCCCCTGCTGAAACACCCGGCGGATCGCCTGATACACAGCCTGGAACGCTCCGGTGTAGTCATCGTCAGCCGTCTCGGACAGCACCTTCGCCGCCAGCTTCGGTTCAATCAGCACACTGCCTAACACACCGACCTGTGCATCCAGCCAATCCTGATGGGTCGTCACCATGCCGTCAGCCCTCCTCTCGGATCATAGGCCTGCTCCGCTGCAGACTCTTTCGCCGTCACCCTGATCTCATCCGTCCACCGTCGCTGGTTGATCCACGTCGATGCGTATGGGATCCCAATGCCGTTTTTCCAATCTTCACTCAAAATCTGTCGTTTCAGGGCCTTTGCCATCTGATCGATCACCTCGTCCGACGGGCTGAGCCGGTCCCAAGCTCTTATCGCGGCCTGCCGCTTTTCGCCTCTGGGATAAAACTCCCAGAATTTTTCAAATCGCTCCGGCCGATGCTCGGCCGTTTCCTTCCAGTCGTCGCGTCGCTTACGGCGCTGCCCCCCTTGGGGGGCTTTAGGGGGTATATTATTGATACTCTTATTATTCTCCCCCGATATTTTTCGGGGAGGCTCCCCGATATTTATAGGGGACCCCTCCCCGATATTTATAGGGGAGGGTGTCGCAATGGTCGGCAGCCTCCCGGTTGTCCAGATCCGACGCTGCAATACCTCTCTGGTCTCAGCGTCCCGGACAACCTCCACTTCCACATAACCGGCCTTTGCAAGGTCACCGACAAGAGCCGTGATCGTCTCTGATTTTAACCCAAATAAATCCGCAAGATATTTGTTGCTCGCCCAGCAATAGCCGGACGCTTCCTGCAGCGCGGTAATCTCAGCATACAACAGCTTCGCATTTGGTTTCAGCTGAGGATCGTACCGCACCGTCGCAGGGATCACGGCCCAGTACGACGGTTTTCTGTTGTCCTCCAACGTTGTATCACCTCTTTCTCAAATCAGTGATGCAGCTGCCCTTCTCCAGGCGCAGGATCAGATCCTGCAGCCCAGTGAGAAAGGGGGATCGGGCAACGCCCGGAGAAGGGCAGCTGCCGGGTATTACGCCTCAAAAAACGCTGCAAATCTGTCGGCACCATACTGGCCGCGAGTCAGCTCGATCATCTCCCGGACGGAATATGCCTCCTTCAGCTCGCCAAGACTATCAACAAAACGCTCTGTACCTTGTTTACAGGCGCCGGTAATCACGCGGTACATGGCCTTTGCCTCATCCACCGTCACAACGCTGTCCGGGGTCAACGCGCGATACTGATCCGCGCCGCGATCCTTTGCGGACTTAAACAACAGATCCGCAATGCCCTCCCGGAACGTACGGCAATGGGCATAATTCTTCCCATCGGAAACAACATGACGACCGGGGATCCTGCCAATGTAGAGGACGTAGCTGTTGACCTCCACCCGCCGCTTGATATGCGTCAGGATCCCATCGGCAAACAAATAACGTCCCGGCACATAATCGCCATCATGCAGACGGTGAAAATGATCGTCTTTCTCCGTCAGACCGGTACAGCCGCTCAGATCCAGCCAGTCGCCAACGGTCAGCCCCTCCGGCAGACTCGTCAGACCGGTACAGCCTCTCAGATACAGACTGCCGCCAACGGTCAGCCCCTCCGGCAGACTCGTCAGACCGGTACAGCCGCTCAGATCCAGAC